GCCATCGACGCCGCCCTGCAATCCCATCCCGAAGGGAGCCGACCATGAGTGCATGCGACGGATGCAAATCCCGCGTGTTCGGCGCGACTCTGTGTCGCGATGGACACAATCAAAACTCCTATCCGAGCGGCATATCGCATTGTCTGCGGGACGACTTCCACGATAGGCCGTGGCCCTTTTGGCTCGATGCGGAAGGCAAGCCAAAAGCACCCAGCCTAACCGGAGACCAGCAATGAAGCTGACCGACGAACAACGCATCGCAGAAGGCTGGCTTTTGAACTGGATGGGCGACTTCGATGTTGTCGTGCCCGCGAACGCTTTTGACGTGCTGCGCGACAGGCTCGCTGCCCATCCCGTCGCCGACGCTGCGGAGCCGGACAAAAACGAAGATGATCCGGAGCTTGGTCCGTGTCAGACCACATGTGGTTTCTACGTCCGTGGCCGACCATGCGCCTGCGCTGCGTCGAGGCGCGCCACCAAGGGCGAAGCAAAACAGAATTCGTGGCAAGCGCTTTTCGACCGTATCGCGCTGGAACTGAACTGCCTACCATCGTCGTTCGTGGACGGCAACGAGCACGTGTTCGCCGCGATTGCGAAACTGCGAGGGAACGCACCTGAACCTACCGTCGCCGACGCTGCGGTATCGCCGAACGGCGACTGCGACGCCGCGCAACTCACTGACTGGCTGATGACCGATCCGCAAACCGGCGAAAAGCTGCGCTTCGCTGGACCGCTTGAACCGGATTTCCTTCGTTTTTCCCGAGTGAAGTTGGAGGGGAAGTCGGGTGCGGTATGGACGTTGAGCGCGCGGCTCGAAGAAGGCTATTTGACGGCCGAAGAGCGTCTCGAAAACATCAAGCGTGCTGCGCGGGAGGCCGAAAATGATTGAACGGATCTATGTAAGTGAAGCGACGCTGCAAACCATTGAGCGCTACGGCCAAAACAATCTCACGACCGTTTCTGGAAAGCCCGATGAGCATCTTTGCGTCGAGTTTGTCCGCGCCGCCCCTTCGCCCACCGTCGCAGCAGATGCGGCCGAGCCAACTGAATCGGCCGGCGAATTCGCGGCTCGTCATCTTGCTGGAATGAGCTGGAGCAACGGTTCGACGGCACAGCCCGACGAGCGCGCAGCGTTCGAAAAAGATGTCAGGCGCGAGGGATGGAACATTTCGCGCGACGTGAACGGCGACTACGTTCATCCGGGAACGCAGTGTATATGGGAAGGATGGCAAGCCCGCGCCGTATCGCAAGGCAATAACGCGAGCTAAGTCTAGGAGCCAATCATGAGCATCGCAGGATGGATTTTCGTCGGCTTCGTCTGCTATGCGGACATCGCCCTGGTTGCGATGGCGATCTGTCGGCATAGGGCAGGAACAAGATAGATGTAACGAGCAATGCCGGTGCCGAGCGAACCTAGGCGCGGAGCCGAACCGGAGCCTTCGGCAAGCTTCTTCATATTCGGAGGCATCGTGAGCACGATTTATCAAGGTTCCATCGAGGATCGCGTCAAACAGATTGTGGTCGAACACTTCGGTCTGACTGGACCGACCGGCAACGACGTGGACCTGTATCGCGATCTGAATGGCGACTCGCTCGATGCACTTGAACTCGTACTGGATATCGAGGACGAGTTCGACATCGAGATTGACGACGAGGAAGGTGAGGGCATCTGGACGGTTCAGCAGGCGATCGACCTTGTGACGTCGAAGGTGAAGCCGTGACCTCCCGCAAAGATGACCACACGGGCTGGATCGACTTCGCGGACTGGGTGCGGATCTCTCGCGCGCAACTCGAAGAACTGATGCCAAAGCATACGGTTGCGGACGAGGTGGCGTGGCTGCGGTTCCGAATGGCGCTGCTGGGCGATGATTGATTTTCCCGAGAAGCGACGGCCGCTTTTGAGAAGCTAGAAGCCGGGCTGGCGAGCAACCAGTGACAGTCGGGAAAAGACCGGCGCCCTTACGCATGCGCCCGGCCGAGTGGCAGGCATCCCGGCGATTCCGTCACTCCAGGCGGGGACCATTGCGGGCGCAATCGTGAGGGCGAAAAGCAAATTCCATCCATTGAACCGGCAGCCGTTATTGCGTACCTGGGCGTAGGCGGGAAGTGCGCTGGTGAGGATGGTGGAGCGGAAGTAGCTCTCTTCAATACGATTCGGAGTCCTGATGTGGGCAAGTTCAATAACCGTAAGACACATGAACAACTCGGCCGCGAATACGACGCATGGCGCACTGGCGAGCCACCAGCCGAACCACGAACGCAAGAGCCCGACGAAGATGCGGAGCGTATGGAAGACGAGGCGAAGTGGGACTACGAGCCGCCGCGACGGATTCGTCTGTTCGATGAAGCGGGCTGGCCATGACCGACGACCATGCCAACTGCCTGGACATTCTCTATGCATTCATCGCCGGTTTCAGTGTAGCTGCGCTAGCACTGACTGGCATTTTTACGGGACTCAGCGGATTCCTTTGCCGCTGATTGGGGGAACGATGTTTTCTCGCGATATCAACCACACGCAATATCGTGTACCACGCACGATGCAAACGTCCAAGTTCGGCCCGTACGCGACTTTGAGCGTGCCGTCACGCCGTCGGCGTTTTGCCGCTGCGTTCTGGGTGGTTGCGTACGGCGTCGGCATCGGCGTCGCTTGGTGGCTCCTGGTAGCGATTCGGGTGGGGGCATGATGGGCAGACGAGCTAGCGCGCACAGCGCACGAGTCAGTTTTATGCACAGCGTGGACGTGGACACTTTGGTGGAGGGCACAGTCGAAAGCCTCTCGTTTGACGAAATTCATGAACTCATCGTCAAGCTTGACAGAGCTTGCGAGGACTGGGGCGTTACTGAAAAGCTTCACAAACACTTCTGCGACGAAATGGAGAAGTGCCCGGAAGACGAGCCCGCGCGATGACCCTCCTCTCCAGCTGGACCACCTGCAGCCCTCTCATCTCCGTATGCCTCGGCGCAGCACTCGCTGTTGCGCTGTGGCTTGCATGGAACTGGGATGCGCGGGAAACGAATATTGATCGCGCGGTGATGGCCGCCCATGGGAGCGAAACGTGAGCGAAGCAACCGAATTGACCGTAGTCGAGCGAGCAGCCGTCGCGCTGAAATCGCCGCAGCATGAGCAGGAATTGCTAGCGCTGGCGACGAAGTATGCGGACATCACCGAGATTCGCAACCCGGCAGGCCGCGAGCAGGCGCACGGCGCGATGATGGAACTGGCTAATCGGCGCGTGTCGATCACGAAGGCCGGCAAGGAAGCGCGCGACGACGCCAACGCTTTTTCTAAGGCGGTCATTGCCGAAGAAAAGCGCCTTGTTGGCTTGATTGAGCCGGAGGAAGGACGTTTGCGTGGACTGCGTGACGAGTGGGACGCCGAGCGCGAGCGCGAGAAAGCGGCCAAGGTGGAAGCGGAGCGCGTGCGCGTAAATGCCATCCGCATCCGTATCGACGAAATGCGCACGATTCCGTCCGCGATGATCGGCAAAGCCGCTGAGCACATTGCCCGGTGCATCGAAGGAGTGGATAAGTCGCCCGTCGAACTGGCTGACTTTGCCGAGTTTTCCGGCGAAGCCGAGATGGCGAAGATCGCGACGCTCGACAAGTTACGCGAAATGCTTGCCGCCCAACAGGCGCACGAAGTCGAACAGGCCCGCATCGCAGCAGAACGTGCCCAGCTTGAACGCGAACGCGCCGAAGCTGCCGAACGAGAACGCATTGCCGCAGCAGCGCGCGCCGAAGAAGAGCGCAAGGCACGCGAAGCTCGCGAGGCAGAGGAAGCACGGCAGCGCGCCGAACGCGAGGCACACGAAGCGGAGTTGCGCCGGCAGCGCGAGGAACAGGAAGCGCGCCTGCGTGCTGAGCGTGAGGCAGAAGAATCGCGACTCGCCGAGCAGCGCGCCGAAATCGCGCGTCAACAGGCCGAAATTGCCGCAGCCAAGGCGGAGCAGGAGCGCATCGAGCGCGAGGCCCGAGAGGCCGCAGAAGCGGCAGCACGTGCAGAAGCCGAACGCATCGAGGCGGACCGGGCTGCGGCTGTCCAAGCGGAAGCAGATCGCATTTTCGCGGAGCAGCAGCGGATCGAAGCCGAACGGCGCGCCGCCGAGGCGGAGCGTATTCGCCGCGAGCAAGTCGAGTTCGAGGCGAACGGCCCCGAGCCCGGAGAAATCCTCGAAGCACTCGCAACCAATTGGGACGTATCAACTGAAGTCGCCCTGCACTGGCTTACGCGCCATGCATGGATGGCGCTGAAGGAGCCAGCGTGAACGAAATCATCGAAATGCCGCGGCGCGAAGCCGCCGGCATCGTGTCGAGCGAAGTGCATCAGTTCTCCGCCGTCGAGATTCGCCAACGGGTGAATCTGGTGCAGGAAGTGATGCGCTCGATCATGAAGGAAGACACGCACTATGGCGTGATACCCGGCACTAAGAAGCCGTCGCTCTACAAGCCAGGCGCGGAAGTGCTTTGCGTGACTTTCCGTATCGCCGACAAATATGAGGTCGAGGATCTGACAGTGGATGGCATGGCCCGATACCGCGTGCGATGCATCGGTGTCCACCAGATTACCGGTGTCGTGCTTGGTGAGGGCATGGGCGAATGCTCGTCGCACGAAGAGAAGTACAAGTGGCGCGGCGCGATCTGCGCCGAAGAATACGGGGTGACGCCCGAGAACCTGCGCCGGTTGAAATTCTCCAAGTGGCAGAACAAGGTCGAAAAGAAGCAGCAGATTCGTACCGAGTCTGCCGACCAAGCGAACACCATCCTGAAAATGGCATGCAAGCGCGCCAAGATCGCCATGACGCTGAACGTGACTGGAGCGTCGGACATCTTCACACAGGACATCGAAGATTTGCCCGAGGAGTACCGCCACGACGATGAGCCGGGTGAGCCGGTAGTAAGCGCACTGGGCGTCAAGTTGGTTGCGGAGGCCAACGCCGTCAAAACGCGTGATGAATTCGACGCCCTGTGGAAGCGGGGCGTTAAGGAAATCAACGCCGCGAAAGACGCGGGCGCATCGGATGCGTTCAAGGCTGCAATGGAAGCAAAGAGCAAGACGCTTCCCCCGAGGACGCAAGCCGCACCCGTCGAACAAGCGCCCGCGTCGCGCGAGCCGGGATCGGATGATGAGGGTCTTGAGGAGGACTTCCAGAGACAGCTGGCACGCGAGCAGGGAGGCGCGCAATGAGCATCGAGGTCATCGAGTGTCCACAGGGTTCGGACGCGTGGTTCAAAGCTCGCGCCGGCTGCATTACGGCCAGCATGTTCTCAACGGTCCGCAAGAAGGTTGGGTGCCTTGACGAACGCCAAGCGGCATTCGTTGCCCTTCGATTGGCCGGGACTCCCGAGAAGATAGCCGCTGAGTCGGCTGGTTACAGGGCCGTCCCGAAGTCCGACATCATCACTCGCGCGCTCAATGGCGAGAAGATCGGCGACTGGTCGGACGCAGCAAAGGACTACGCTTTCCGACTCGCAGTTGAGCGCATCAGTGGAACGCCGTTGGACGAAGGCTTCGAAACGTGGCAAATGCGCAGAGGTCGGGAACTGGAGCCCGAGGCACGGATGGAGCACGAAGCCTTGACTGGTCTTTTCGTCAAGCGCGCGGGCTTCGTGCGAACCAAGGACGGGCGGTTCGGCTGCAGCGCGGACGGCCTGATCGATCCGGACGGCGGCAGCGAATACAAGTGCTTCCTTGCCCCGGACAAGCTCCGTGCCATCGTTCTTGAGCATGATGTCTCGGAAGTGCAGGAGCAAGCGCTTGGGGGTATGTGGCTCTGTGGGCGGAACTGGTGGCACGTCGGGCTGTACTGCCCCGCGCTCGCGCCGGTTGGAAAGCAATTCACGATGGTCGAAGTTAAGCGCGACGATGCGTTCATCGAGGCGATGGAGCGCGACCTGTGGGAGTTCGCGTTATTCGTCGATCAATACGAAGCGGCCCTGCGCAAACAAGCCGCCTAACGATCACGCCCCATCCCCAGCACGCCGATTGACGAGTTCGCGGGCTGGCCATGAGGCTGGGTGGTGGGGCACCGCGCCACAGCCGGCGCACTTGCTTCGTTTCCGCGGCGATCACAGACAGCGCTCTTTTTTCTTCAAGCATTACCGTGGCACGCCTCTGCCAGCGCGGAGCGTGTGTTTTGCCGCGCCTGTATGGGCGGTTCTTTTTTCTCTCATAGGAGAAGTCATGCAACAACTTCAGCTTCCGCCGCTCGCCGAAGGCGAGATCTATCTTGGCGGCTTTGTCGATGCGAACGGCGACGTCACGCACACGATTCTGCTACCCGGCGACAGCCAGCCAGCCACATGGAAGCAGCAACTCAAATGGGCGAAAAGCCTCGGCGGTGATCTGCCGACGCGCGTCGAGCTTGCCGTTGCGCATGCGAAGCATCGTGATCGGTTCGAGCGGCGTGCCTATTGGTCGAACGAATCGGAGGGCGCCGGCTGGGCCTGGTCTCAGGGCTTCAGCTACGGCGGCCAGAACTACTACCACCAGCGCGACGAGTTCCGCGCCCGCGCCGTCCGCAGATTGGTCATTCAGTAATTCAGCCCTTTCAACGGAGCATTGCAATGACGATCACGCTTCAAGCCATCGAAAGTGAACACGCACGCCTCGCGGCCATGATCGAGGAGTTCAAGCGGCAGCCGCAGCCGTCCGAGTATCACGTGGCCGCAGTCACGATTCCACTCGCGGCCGGCGAGCGCTTCGCCGGCGCCGTGCTGACCGACGATGGGGCGCTGAGTCACTACCTGATCCTGCTGCCCGGTCAGGCCGACGACGTGAACTGGACCGCAGCGCGCGAATGGGCGGCCCAGCAAGGCGGCGAACTCCCCACGCGTCGTGAGCAGTCGCTGCTGTTCGCCAACCTGAAGGAGGAATTCGAAGAGCGGTATTACTGGTCCGCAGAGCGCCACGAAGAAAGCTCCGGCTGGGCCTGGTCTCAGGGCTTCAGCCGCGGCGCCCAGCACTGCCTCAGCCAGCACGACGAGTTCCGCGCCCGCGCCGTCCGCAGATTTATTCCTTCGGTAATTTAATCATTTAAATCCATCGTGGCCCTTCACACTCAACTCCCGATCTATCGAGCGGCATACACGCTGCTCGATGTCGTCACCGATCTGGTCACGAACATGCCCCGCAACTTCAAACGCTCCATCGGCGAGAAGGTCAGCGCGGAGTGCGTCGAGATCACAGTGTTGGTGTTTCGCGCCAACGTAGCGGCCGATAAGTCACCGCACCTCGCCGAGTTACTCGAGCGGCTTCAGGTGATCGAGCTGCTGCTTCGGCTCGGGATGGACAAGCGACTCATTGATCGCAAGGCATACGCGGGCGCGATCGAGCAGACGACGAGCATCGGGAAGCAGGCTACTGGGTGGAAGCGTTCCGCAGGCAATCGCCCGCTTCGTGGAGGTCACGGCTTCCATGACTGAGCGATCTTTCAATCTGGTCGTGCCGCTGGCCCACAAGGCCACCGCCATGCGCACCACGGACACCGACCGCCGGCGTGCGGCGCGGTCCGGCGCAGTTTCCCGACTGAGCAATCGGCCGGGCGACGTAGATAGCACGATTCTTCCGGCTGGGCCTGGTCTCAGAGCTTCAGCCGCGGCACCCAGCACTGCCTCAGCCAGCACGACGAGTTCCGCGCCCGCGCCGTCCGCAGATCGAAACCCCCTTTCGTTCACCGATCTGGTCGAGGCCTATCTCGACTGCCGGCGCACGAAGCGCAATACCGGTGCTGCACTCGCCTTCGAGTTGAACCTCGAACACAACCTGCGGCGCCTTTACGACGAGCTGCTCGATGGCACCTACGCGCCGGGACGCTCAAAGTGCTTTGTCATCTCGCGCCCGAAGTACCGCGAAGTCTGGGCCGCAGAGTTCCGCGATCGCATCGTGCACTGGCTGCTGTACAACCACATCGGCCCGCGCTTCGAACGCACGTTTATTACCGACTCGTGCGCGTGCATCGAGGGCCGCGGCACGCTGTACGCCGCGCAGAGGCTAGAACGCAAGGTGCGCTCGGTCACGCAGAACTGGTCGCGCCCCGCGTATTACCTGAAGCTCGATCTCGCGAATTTCTTCGTCAGCATCGACAAGCGCATCCTGCGCGAATTGCTGTTCGCGAAGATCCACGACCCGTTCTGGCAATGGCTGACCGACGTCGTGCTGATGCACGATCCACGGGCCAACTTCGTCTACCGCGGCGACCCGGCGATGATGGATCGCGTACCGCCGCACAAGCGCCTCATGGAACAGCCCGCGCACCTCGGCTTGCCGATCGGCAACCTGTCGAGCCAGTTCTTCGCGAACGTCTACCTCGACGTGCTCGACCAGCGCGCGAAACACGTGCTCGGCGCGCGGCACTATATCCGGTACGTTGACGACTTCCTGTTCCTGCACAAGTCGCCAGCGTGGCTGAATGCAGTGCTCGCCGATTTGACGGCATTCCTGCCGGCCCGGCTCGGCGTGCGTATCAATCCACGCAAGACGATTCTGCAGCCGATCGACCGCGGCGTCGACTTCGTTGGCCAGGTCATCAAGCCGTGGCGCCGTGAGACGCGCAAGCGCACCCGTAACGAAGCGCTGCGGCGTGTTGCGGAGACGTCGGCCGACGAGCTGATGCCGGTCGCCAATTCCTATTTCGGCTTGCTGCGCCAAGCGAGCGCCAGCCATCACGACCGCGCGCGGCTCGCGAACGTTGTGCGCTCGCGCGGACGCGCTGTCGATGCGGCGTTCACGAAGGCCTATCGAGGTGCGCAATGAGCGGTCTACGAAATCAGGCCGTCTATTTTCGCGCGGCCAATAGCAAACCCCCATTCGAAGGCTTCGCGTTCGAGCATTGCGTGCCGCGGGCCACCGACTCTCACCATCATCTCAGGGCTTCGACCGACGGATACGTTGAACACGATAGTGCCGTGCATGACATGGAAAGCCGCAGCAACGCGGATCACGTTATAGGCATAGACGTCTTCGCGGACTTGTGGGCCGGTTTTCAGCATGGGGGTAATCATTTGCGATCTCCTTCGGTGAGCTTGCGATCGCACAGTACTACTTGTTTTACTCAAGTCAACAACTTTCGTGTCATCCCCCACCACGTAACCGGCATAGAGACACAGATGAACGGTACCCCATGGCCGCCCAAGGCCGTCGCGATCCTAACCCGCATGTATCCGGACCACGCAACGACCGATGTCGCGCGCGCGGTCAGCCGGACGGTGAACCAGGTCTATCAGAAGGCGGCAGCGCTCGGCCTCAAGAAGTCGGCCGCGTACATGGAGTCGGATCGAAGCGGCCGGATTCAGCGTGGCCGCACCGATCCGCGCATGGTCGCCACACAGATCAAGCCTGGTGCGGTGCCGTGGAACAAGGGTGTCAAGGGCGTC